AGAGAAAATGGCAAGTAAAGGTAGGTGATTTATTTGAAATCGGAAAACATAAATTGCTTTGTGGGGATTCAACAATATCAAATCATGTGGATAAATTACTAAATGGAGTTAAACCTATTCTGATGGTTACTGATCCACCTTATGGAGTTGAATATAATTCCAAATGGCGTGATGATGCAGATAAAAAAGGGAAACTAGGCAATAAATATCCAACAAAAGCATTGGGGAAAGTAACAAATGATGATAAAATTGATTGGACGGAAACATTTTCATTGTTTCCCGGGACGATAATGTATATATGGCATGCTGATAAATATGCTAGTAAAGTTCAATGTAGTATCGAAAATTGTGGTTTTGATATAATCTGTCAAATTATATGGGTTAAGCCGCATTTCGCATTATCTCGTGGTGATTATCATTGGCGGCATGAACCATGTTGGTATGCTGTTAAGAAACAAGCTAATCATAATTGGCAGAATTCTCGTACAGAAAATACAGTATGGGAAATTGCTGGAATGAATCCAATGGGACATTCTCATGACACCTCTGATAAAGCAACAGAACATGGAACACAAAAACCAATCGAATGTATGAGGCGACCAATATTGAATAATACAAATGATGGTCAATGTGTTTATGATCCCTTCCTCGGCTCCGGCACTACAATGGTTGCCTGTGAACAAACAAATCGAATTTGTTATGGTCTTGAAATAGAGCCGAAATATTGTGCTGTAATTCTAGAGCGAATGAGTGAAATGGGGTTAAAGCTAAACCTCATAAACAAAGGCACAAAAACCAAGAATGAGTAAGCGTATACAAAGATATTCCCTTGAAACTGTGACAGAGGCCATAAATGGTTCTGCTGGAATAGTCTCACACATAGCCAAGAAACTTGATTGTGCTTGGATAACAGCTTATAACTACATCAACAGATGGGAGACCACCAAGCAAGCGTATAAGGATGAAAACGAAAAAATTCTTGATCTATGTGAATCAAAAATAATTCAATCGGTCAATGAGGGCAATACTCAGGACGCAAAGTGGATGTTGGCAAGCAAAGCAAAGCATAGAGGCTATGGGATAGACCGACATGAGATAACGGGAAAAGACGGTGGATCAATAGAGATTGAAGAAATGATTATAAATCGCGATGTTAACTCAGATAAAAAACAATAAAATAATATTCAATTTACATGAAGGACAATTAAAAGCTTGGGATTCAAAAAGAAGATTTGTATTTATTCTTGCTGGAACACAAGCAGGGAAAACAGAGTTTGCTGTTCCCTGGTTATTGAGAGAAATAAAACAATGTGGCAATGGAGATTATTTAGTAGTAAGTCCTTCATATCCATTACAACAAAAAAAAGTTGTTCCTACTTACTTGGATATTTTAAAATATAAAATGAATTTAGGTGACTATAGAGTAGGCGATAGAATCTTTGAATTGAATAGAAAGGGATTTAATTCTAAGATATTTTTCGGCAGTGCTGATAATCCTGATTCTCTAGAAAGCTGTACGGCAAAAGCAGCTCATCTTGATGAAGTTGGTCAGAAAAGCTTTAAATTATTATCATGGGAAGCTATTTTAAGAAGACTCTCTATTAATCAAGGTAGATGTCTTGGAACGACTACAATTTATAATTTGGGATGGATGAAGAATGAAATTTATGACCGCTGGAAAAACAAGGATAAAGATATTGATATAATTCAATTCCCATCTATTATGAATCCTGTTTTTCCAAAAGAAGAATATGAAAGAGCGAAAAACACTCTACCACTTTGGAAATTTAATATGTTTTATCGTGGAGAATACGATAAGCCGGCTGGATTGATTTACAACAGTTTTGATGAAAGGGTTTGTATAATTAAGCCAATAGCATTGAATCCATTATGGCCACGACACGTAGGAATTGATTTCGGCGGTGTACATACTGCTGCTTTATGGTATGCAGAACATAAAGTTAATGATGAAATAACGAATTATTATTTATATCGTGAATATCTCGCTGGAGAAAGAACAGCAAAAACGCATGCGCAAATATTACTTGAATTATCAGAAGGTGAAAATGTGGTCAACTGGGTCGGGGGGTCATGGTCGGAAGATCAATGGAGAATTGAATTTTCGCAATTTGGTATCCCAATTAAAAAGCCGATTATAAAAGATGTCGAGATTGGTATAGATCGAGTATATGCCGTCCATAAAGAAAATAGGATATTTGTATTTGATATTTGCAAAAGTTATTATGATGAGAAAATGACTTATTCAAGAAAGCTTGATGAGGCCGGTCAGCCAACGGAAGATATTGAGGATAAAAATAGTTTTCACTTTATGGATAGTGAGCGATATATTATAGGATTTTTGGAAGGTAATAACATTCCTGCCGCGATTGGTTTGCGCAATCCAGAACCATTATTGAAAAGGAAAAGATGGTAAAAATGAATTTCTTGATTTTGAAAATGAAATATTATGTATCAAGAATTAAAATAAAAATAATAATGAAGTTATGGAGAATTGATATTATTAAAAATCCATATTATTATTTACCAGAGAGAAGTCAAGGAGCAACAAAAATAAAATGAATTTCGGTAATCAACAAAACGAGCTTGAAGCTCAGGCAAAGGCTGAGGCTAAAAAATTAAAAGAACAAAGAGAACAACAGAAAAAAGAACGTCAAAAAAGAATAGAGCAAGCAAAAAAGAAAAGCAAGACAACGAATCCTAATTGGGCATTGGTTTTCATCATCCCAGGTATAGCATTTGCGATAGCGATACATTTATATCTTTCCCCATCGCAATTCATAGAGCGTCTTATCATATCCTTGCTTGCTCTAGTATTTATTCTTGGTTCATGTTGGTTTAGTTTTTTGGTAAGAACGCGAATGACAAAGAAATGAGGACAAAATGAAAGGCTTTATAATTGTAAGTTGGATTGTATCTTTATTTGTTATCATTACGATATTGCTTACATATAAAGATATGGATTTATTTTACATATTGGTGTTTATGATAGTTTTGTTCCAACCATTGGCTTCTGCGATCATCGGCATATATTATTGGTATAGGAAAGAAGATTTATCAAATAATGATATACAGATGAATATATTAAGAAAATAAGCAGAGGGCAAAATGAAAATAAAAATCGAAAGTGATGAATATTATCCCAGATATTATCTAAGTAAAAAGGGATGGTTTGAAATAGATATTACAGAGGAGAAATTTAAAGAATATAAACGGATTGAAAAAGGGTGGAACGAGATGCAAAAAGAATTACGAGAAAGAGAAAATGAATTATCGGATTAGAGTCTTGTTGATTTTTGTAAATAATAAATTATGGGAAATTGCTGAATGGATAACGGACGCAATAGCAACAATAATCCTAAAAGAAAGCAAGGAAAAAGGAGTAGCATTATGAGGGCACCACAAATTATTGTATTGGTCTTAACGGGAATATCATTATTACAGCAAGCTTATTTACATGGCAACCCCAAAAAAGGTCGATATAATTTCTTCGTTGCATTTATATCAAATATTTGTTGGTTATCATTATTATGGTGGGGTAGTTTTTTCAAATAGAATCGAGGGCAGAAAGCGATGAAACATGAAACTAATGGAAGCTGTATCTCAGGCGATTATACCGGCAAAATTGCGCGAAGATGTTTCCCCTGAAGGCTGGGGATATGGAGTCGATCCAGATGACGATTCGTATCTTTATAGATCGTTGACAAGTGGGCCGCGTGATCTTTCACAATTTAAGCGAGAACGGGCAGCGAACGTATCCTATTACCTTTGGCTTACGAATCCTTATGCCAAACGAGGACTTGACATCATCGCCGATTTCATTATCGGCGGAGGGATTACCTGTGAGGCGCAAGACTCGAAGATACAATGGCTCTGGGAGCAATTCTGGTTCGGAAAGCCATGGAGTTTCGAGACACGGCTATCGGATTATATCGACATGCTGAATCTGTTCGGGGAATTGCCTATTCCATTCACGGTCAACACGCAAAACGGCCAATTGACGTACAGTATTATCGATCCCCTTAAAATCCAAAAGGTCAATTTCAATCCGGACAATTATCTGGAAATGAAATCAATCGAATTGAAAAAGGGAACGGGAGCCGAGACAACCACTTTGTTGATTGTAAACGATGCGGAAAAGGCGCTAAAGGAAAATGTGACAACAGGCGTATTCTTCTGGCAAATAAACAAGATCATAAATGCAGAACGTGGAAACGGTTGTCTTAATGCCACAATAGATATTCTATCAAGTCTTGACGATTTCCTTTTCGCCGAACTCGAACGCGCCATGCTGCTCAGGAATTTCGTGTGGGATGTCACATTGGAAGGAGAAAAACAAGAAGGAATAAAAGATTTTCTAAAAAGTGAGGAAGCGGCACCACCGAAACCAGGTTCACTTCGTGCCCATAATGAAAAAGTAGTATGGAATGCCGTTTCACCCGATCTAAAAGCCTCGGATACATCGAGTCTTTTCAACATTCTTTTTAATACAGTAGCTGTCGGTCTTGGGATTCCAGAGCATTGGATAGTAACTTATGGTGCTGATTTAAGTCGAGCAGTCGGGAGGGAAATGAATGAACCCGTATTTAAGCGGTTAGAGCATAAGCAGAAATATGTGAAGGCCATGTTCGAGCTTATGTTCGATTTTGAGATAGCGAATGCGGTGAAATACGGGCGAGAAACGCAAGCAATCGATCCGAAGACATCAAAAGTAATAGGGGGAAAGATTGATAAAAGCACGGATAAAACTTATGTGCTTAAATTCCCCGAAGTATCCCCGAAAAATCTGAATGAGCTTTCCGATATTCTGCAAAAATTGGTGACATCATTGGGACTCGCCAGAATGAACGATTGGGTTTCCGATGCAGCCTGTTCCAATATCATCCAGGGATTCGTGGAATCGGAAATGGGCATTGAGATTCCCGATGATGCAAGAGTCGGAATTGAAGACATTGAACAATCAAAGGAGAATCGGAGACAAAAAGAACAGGAGGAGATGGAAAGGCGGTATGAAATGGCAATGGCGAATGCTAAACAAGTCAACAATGAATGAACATCTTAATCTACATAAGACAATCAGGAACTGGTCTTTTATGGGGAGGAATTCATGATAAAAGATTTGAAGGCGAATTGTTTACTGAGGGCATTGCCGGGATTCTCGTAAAAGGTAGATTCGAGAATCGTTCGGAAATACAAACCCGTGCTTTCAGTTGGAACAATATCCATAATTATTTGATAACTGATTTTGAATTACCAGAATCAGAATATCGCGATATTAAGATATATCTTAATGAATCCGGCACGGGTGAATTGTGGGGAGGTTTTGATGACCAGGTATTTATCGGCAAAATGGTAAAGGAAACACAACAGTATATTCAAGCGTATGGGATATTTTCAGGCGAGAAACAAGAACAATGTCGTGTTTTCCCCTGGCTATCAATCAATAATATAATCGATTTGAATGAATAAAATATTATGTAAAATAATACTCAAAGATAGTAGCGAATTATTATTTTGGAAACAAGAAACACAAACATTTATAGGAACCGTTGAATTTGATGATGATATTGCCAATAAGGGATGTAAAGCCTTTGGGAATTTTGCTAATTCATACGGCAAAGGTAAGAATGTCTGGATATGGTTTCCAGCATCAAGAATAAATAGTATCATACAATATTTGGATTAAACGAAAGGAATATTCTAATGGAAAAGAAAAGACAAGGACGACCGAAAAAGATAGGGGCTATTTATCCAGGTGGACAAAAGGGCATACAGCCGGATGAAAGTTTAGACATTAGCAATCCGCCGAAAGGTGGTTCAGGTATGATTTTATCAAAAGAACCATTGCCTGATTTGTCTAAAGATGATTTAATAAAAACGATAGAACTGGCAAGTGATCATCTCGCAAATTTGAATGTTGGGAAAACTGATTGGAGAAAAATACCAAACTTAATTAACGGCCTTTATCCGTGCCCTAAATGTGGGTCAACTGAAATCCATCAGACATATGTTAACAGAGATACCGAGAAACTGAAATATTGCAATCAATGCAATTATCTAGGCCCGACAGCACCGACATACGAAAAAGCTGCGGAGTTATGGAATGAAGCGATTGAAAAAGGCTAACAGAAAGTGAGGGCAAGATGATTACAAATTTTGGTAATTCAAAATTAAGAAATATTGCTGATTTCCAGTATCAGATTTTAACGGAACCTATGGCAATATGGCTGGTAAATGGAGGTGATGTAACGCCGAATCCCTTTTATCGGACGAGAAGAGAACAAATAGCAGCGAATTATGGATACGAAAAAGAGATATACGTAAAATTATTGAATCAATATTATTTGGAAAAAGATCAACCTGAAGAATTGAAAGCATTAATAATATAATGCCTCTAACTTTAGATCAAAAACGCACTTACATTAAATCTTTCAATGCCGTTTTGAGAAAGGCCGCACAGTTCCAAAACGGCAGTGTTGATGGGGTTTTGCAGATTCTAAAAGATTATCGGTTGCAAGTAATTGATATTATCTCAAACTCTCAGGGATGGAATATCTATTGGGCGCAACAGATGAAGCAGGAAATAGACCGGGAAATGCGGAATCTGACCAATAGACTTACTCTGGATTTGCAAACAAAAATGGATAATGGGTTTAAACTCGGTCAGAATTTTATAACTGAACCATTGAAACAAATCGGGTTAACATCAACTATGTATGGGATAAGTGCGGAAGATTTATCTATTGCCCATAGTATAGCCGCCG